TTCGATTTCGTTACGCAGACGCACCGCGTCCTCAATGGAAGGATCTGCTTCGGGTGGCGGTGGCGGTGGTGGCGGACGTGACTTTGGCGGCGACGGTGAACTGAAACCCATGCGGGTCACTCCTTTTTTCGCTGGCGGTCGCGAATCGCCAGCAGTAAGTCTACTACGTTGCGGCGGCCAGCGTCAAATATCAACTGGTTCCGGTCGGGGTTACTGTCCACCACCACCGCCGGTAGTATGTATCGGTCAAGTTCACTTATTAGTTCAAGAACCGTGGCCGGCAGTCGTTCCGGTAGGTTCAGCCCCGCCATCGGGAGCGGTGGAAAGGTCGGTCCACGGGTATCCTCGCTCGGCAAGGCGTGACCAGAGTCGTTGTGGTGAATAGTCCGATCGTGGTGTTTCGATTCCGCCGTCACGAAGGATGCTCCGCACTACGCAAACGCAATCGGTGGTCGGCCACATGCCGCCGGTCCACCATTTGAGTATAGTCGGCCACGCCGGCTTGGCAATGCCGGCCGGATATTTGTCCAGCCCGATGGCAATGTCCGGTCGGATGGGTACACGAAAGAACCCTGCCAATGTCGGGAAGCGGCTGATGTACACGAACATGGGCCAATAGCGATTGCCCAGCATGGACGGGTCCAGAACTGCACCGTCATGTCCGATCGAGCAGTGTGCCAGCCTCGATCTGGTGATCACCCTGACCAGGGCAGACAGGAACCAGAAGTACGATCGCCTCGGATGGCGGATGGCAACTCGAATGCGGCGGCGTAGTGTCATGTCCGCCCGGCCTAGTCGCCGCCAGTTGGCTGTCGAGAAGAACACGATCAGTTCACAGTTGCTTTCGGGCCTCTCGCAACTCTCGCAAGACCTCGTCGAGTTCACGCTTCGCGTCCTTGATATCGTTTTTGATCTGTATCAGTTGCGTTTCGAGCGAGGGCAGTATCCGTGGCTTCCACTTCCAGTCCACTCGACGCGGGCATCCGGCCTTGAACCAGTCGTGGATCTCGTCGGCCAGCCAGCCGACCAAGGAGTTGCGTCCGGTCCTGAGCCTGATCGGACTCGGCAGTATTTCTTGAAGATCATACGCCAGGATCGTCTTGATATTGATACCGGTCACGCTCGCCAGATCCTGGGGCCGCCACAGTATCCGGTCACGGAGCGGTGTCGTTGGTGTCGCCGACGGGTTCATTGATCGCCTCCGGTGGCTCGGGTGACAGCCCACTGAACTTCCAGCCCCGTTCCCTGAGTACTTCCTTGAGCGATCCGAGCGGCGATCCATCCTTCGCCACGCCAACGCAACCGCAATCCTTGAGCCGTCGCAGTGCTACCAGGAAGTAGGCAGGCGAGGCCGGCTGTATGTAGATCTCTCCGTCCCTGCCCTGCTTCGGAACGCCGTCGCGAAGGATCTTCAGAAGCTGCCTGTCCACTTCCTTCTCCATGGCGAATGTGTTCTGGTTCGGTTTCATCCCACCACCTGCACCGTGGTGAACTTCTTGCGTTTCTTCTTGACGATATGCAACGGACGCAGGCCGTACTCGCGCCACAGTTTGACGTTCCTCTTGAATTCGGCGGTGTACACACCCTTGACATCGACGAAAAACTCCTTGCCGCCCTTCTCTATGATAAAGAAGTCGGGGCGGTACACGTTCTCCGGACAGCCGAGCGTGGTTCGCGGCTGCTCGATTATCAGGGTGATGAACCCGGCTTCTTCGAGCAGGAAGAAAAGTTCCTGGGCGTATTCCATCTCGGCCTTCGAGTCGTATACCTTGCCCCGCCACTGGCGGAAGGCGGCCGGTGACACGTTGTATTTATTTTGCCGTGAAGTGGTTGGCACTGTTGATCACCTGTTCAACTGAAGAGCGGTCGGCACCCCGTTGCGCCCACTCTCGAATATCCTTGCCGATCGGGGACGGCACAATTTTGCAGGTCCGCACATAGCGGAGTGGCTTGAGCATGGTGGCGAGCCGAACGGCACCCTCGATGCCCGGCGTGTCGGAGTCGGCCATGATAGCCACGTCACGCGGCTGCTCGCCACGTTTGATCAGATCGATAAGCAGGCCGGTGCCGCCACTGCACGACGGGCGACCAACGGCGTCGAATATCATGTCCATCATGGCGGCGGTGTCGGTCGGCCCTTCGCAGATCAGCATCAGGTCGCCGTTGTATCGGCGGATCGGATAGAACAAACCGTTGCGTGAACCACGTACCGACCACTTCTGGCCGTTCGAGGATCGCAGTCGAATGCCGATGATGCGTCCTACGCAGTCACGCATGGGAAACGTGTACGCCTGCTGGTCTCTCGACCACCCGACCGCCAACCGGACCACCGAACGTGGGGTGATCCCCAGCAGTTTCGCCGTCCTGGTGACGCCGTCATTGTGATTCAGTTGCTCGGCGGCATCGGTGGCGAATCGGTTCAGGTCAGGAACCGGCCCGACCTTTGCCGGCCTTGGCGGCGGCGGTGTGGCGATCGTGTCACCGCCGATAGCGTGCAGCCAGCCGGCCTCGCCTGCCGGTCGTGGCGATGTGACCCTTGCGCAGATCGCCCGTGCGCCGTCGTCTGACACAAGGCACCAGTCGGGTTTATCGCATACCGGGCAGTGATGCGTCTTGCTGACCCTGATCATCTTGTCGTTCATCTGTTGTCGGCTCCGTCGGTCGTTGCCAGTTGTTGGCGGCCAGTGCGTCGATCATCCGTGATGCCTGCTCATTGGTTACGCCGTCGATGTCGTATCCGGCCCGCTTGAGGCACGACGCCTGGCGTAGCGTGGCGAGACCTGAACGCCAACGCGCCATCAGTGTACCGACCACCGCCTTGGCCTCGGCGTAGTTGAGTTCGGTGCTGTCGATACCGTTACGTTCGAGCAGTTCCCGCATCTTGGGCGTGACTTCCTTGCCCCTGTTCCAGTTCTGTTCGACCGGCGGCGTGATGTCCAGCGTGTCGAACGGGTCGATGGTTTTTTTCGCGTACTTCACCTTGGCTACGATTTTCTCACGCCGAGCACGGTCCCTCGCTTCCCGGGCCAGCCGCTGCTTCTCGGCGAGTGCGCGTTCGGCATCAACGTCACGCTTGGCTTGCTCAAGGTTCACCATGACATCGCCAGACTGGGCAGCCGCACGGGTCACCACCTCGGCCTCGTAGTTGCCGCCGAGTATGTCGGACGTTGAGATCAATTTATGCCGACCGGAGTTGCCGACGAAGTCGAACACTTCCAGGTATGACTTATCCGACGAGCGGATAAGTGAACGGCGAATGTCGGTTTCCGTCTGCCTGCCATCCGACTCGACCCCGTCGATCAGGTCGGACGGGTTCGCTCTCGTTCCCCTGCCCACCATCTGCGCGTACAAACTGCGCGACTTGGTCGGCCTGCCCATCGACACGCATTCGATCGACGGTTCGTCATAGCCCTCGGTGAACACGCCGCAATTGCACAGGAACTGGAACCGCCCGGCGGCGAAGTCGCCAGTGATCTGACGCCGCTCGTCCTTCGGTGTCTTGCCGCTCACGAAGGCGGCGCATGCCGGTTCGTAGCGATTGAAAATCTCGCACGTCCGTTCGGCGTGTGCCACCGATGCACAGAACATCAGGGTCTTGCGGCCCTTCGCCAGTTCGTATGTCGGACGAGCGACCCCGTGCAGGTTGCGTTCGTACTGCATGACTTCCGACAGGTCGGCACCGTTGAGGTCGCCGGCAGTTGTGCGGATGGAACTGAAGTCGAGCGATTCGAGTTCGATCTGATGCTGCACGATCGGCACCAGCCAGCCGTCACGGATTGCGTCGAAGATCTCGTACCGATAAGCGACAGAACCGAATACTTTGCCGAGTGCCACCTCGTCTGTCCGGTCGGGCGTAGCCGTCACGCCCAGTACACGCAGGTCGTCATTGCGTCGGAACCAGTCGATGCACCTGCCGTATGTGGCGGCCGGTGCGTGATGGGCCTCGTCGATGATCAGCAGACCGAACGCATTGGGATCGAACTTCTCCATGCGGGGCGATTGGTTACGCTTCGCATTCGCCGTCTGGACTGACGACACGACAATTCGCGACTTGTACCACGGCGTGGCGTCGGCTACCTCGTCGGCCATGTCGATCGTCGGTCGCTCGCCCGTGACGATTTCGATCTTGTGCGCCGCCTGGCGTATCAGTTCCTCACGGTGTGCGATCACCATGACACGATGGTCGGTGAACTTCTCCAGTTCGGCGACGCCGGCGAACACGATGGTCTTACCTGTCCCGGTCGGCAGGACCAGGATCGTGCTCGTTCCCGTCGTCAGTTCCCTCTGGATCCCCGCTATCGCTTCGAGTTGATATGGTCGAAAGTTCATCTTGCTTGATACTCTCTGGCGCTTTGTCGTAGATCGCCTTGGTCACCCAGCCTCGCTTCTTGCAGGTCCGGCACCCGTCGCCGGTAAGGTTTTTACAGAACGGGCACAGGGCATACGGTTTGCCCCATCGGATGGCGATCTGGACGTTGCGCAGTTGCGTGTTCAGGCTGTTGCCGTCGATATGCGCACCGATCTCATCGTCGGTGGCGAGTGCCACCAAGGCGCGACGAGCGTCGTTCATTATGCGATTGAATTGCTTGAACTGATCCAGCTTATTGAACGCAACTGATGGCCTGCCACTGAGCACGTTGTCCAGTTCGTCAGTGACGACAGTCTGTTCGATCTGCGGCGTCGGTGTGTCAGTGTCGGCGTCCGTGTCAGTGCCTTCGTCGTCTAGAAATTCCTTCGCCGCTTTACCGACATCCACGCCTCTCGGCCTCGGTCCCGGCGATTTTTCCAGTGCTCGTTCCCAAGCCGGCAGCCA